TACTCCATCTGAAAACTCTCTTAAACTCATATCGTCTAGACCATCTCTGAATCTTTTCTTGATACTATTTAAACTTTGCCATGTGCATATTGTATGGGTGCGTCCTATATCTTTTTTGTCGCCAAAATAAACTCCAACGTCAAGTCCTAAGTTTTCATAATCATCAAATGTCTGCCTTACCAAATCTTTGTTTGGGACAATAACAATTGATCTTCCATACTTTTCTACACGTTCGGATAGAGCAGCTGTGATAAGTGTCTTACCTGCACCTGTGGCAATTTCTTGCAAACATTGTGGTGTGGTTAAATATTTATTAACAATAGTAATCTGATAATCTCTAAGCACAACTGGCTCGCCTGCTAATTGATGATTATCTGGCCAAACTTTATGTGCAAATGTAGATTCATCTACAGCCGCAAAATCAAATGATTCATTTTGTTGTCGCTTATCGTCTACTGTGATTTGATATCCAGCATCCATAATAATGGGCAAGACTCTATCAAGTAGATTAACATAAGTAACACCACCAACACTGAAAAAACTTACACACCCATCCCATCTACCTAACTTATATGCTGGCACATGAAATGCATATGGCATAAAGAACTTTAGTTCTTTCTCGCATTTTTTTCTAGTGTTTAAGTCGAGACCTTCAATTTTACAATTTACTTCATCTTTTATTACTATTGCACAATTCATACTACAAGTATACTACAGTTTAGTTTAGTTGTCAATTGATCTATTAACCTTCTAAGAAATGTTTTAGGAATAATAATGCAACCATTGTTACTGAAATAGAGCTTAACATTGCCATCCAAAAATTCCAGTGATTTAATGTAATAACAAATAATGGAAAGAATACCAAACTAACTAAAACAAAATAAACTGTTTCTTGTGCTAGTTGTTGAAATGTTTTAACATCAACTCCTGAGTAATACATAAAGATAAGACTGATAACACTACCTAGTGGTATGCCAAGTATTAAAGCGCCTAGTGTAGGGTTTCCACGCTGAGCCGCTGTAACAACTCCTGCAACGATTAGTCCACCTATGATTGCTTTAATTATAAATTCCATGTTAATATTTATTCTAGTATCTTAATAGTGTCAAGTGTCAAAATATAATTTTCTAGAACCCAATCATTACCTTTGGGAGACAAATGATTATCAGTTAAAGATACTATTAATCCAGAGTTAAACATGTCAGCATCAATTTCACAATTATCAACACCATGTGCTGATGCCATTTGTTTAAAAGCATTATCGTCTGTGATATTCATTAGTTCTAATGGTATTATGTGTTTAAAATTATATAAATCCTTTATGTTATCAAACCATTTATCATTGTATTGTTGACTAGTTAACGAAACACTCTTATTCTGTAATATATCTACTATTTTCTGATTTAAAGATTTACTTAAATTTAAAAATGTTGATGACCTTTGTAAAAAATGTTTAGCACCAGATACAGAAGAACCACAATAATATACATACCTGTCACCTTGTAGACATGCTAGTGTGTAATTATCTGTTAGAGCTTCTTTATTAAATTTGAATTCATAATCATTAATAAGAAAGCCTACACGATGGTTGTATGTTCTGCTAACAAATACAATATCTACTCCATTCATTTTTGCATCAAGTAAAGCATACTGATAATAGTTATGCCCTATTCCGCCCGTGGCATAATTTATATATGTATGTTGTGGATATTTTTGTGCTAATTTCCATGACCAATGATTTTCAAATTGACCTGCTTGTTTATATGCAGAAAAACTATCACCTATAAATGCTATTTTTGACATAATAATATTTATTATAAATATTAGTATGAATAATTATTTTTGTAGTCTTCCTTGGGTGCATTTACGGTTAGATCCAAGTTATGATGGACAAACCGGTGGTGTAAGTCCGTGTTGTAAATTCAATCAAGAAGAATGGGATAACATGCGACAAGATGACAGTGAAATTGAAGATGGCAAACAGTTGCTTGAACGCATGAATCAAAGTGCATTCCGTCAAATTAGAAGTGAGATGCTGGCAGGAATACCTGTTAAAGGATGTATAAACTGTTATGAAGATGACAAAATACACGGAAAGTCAATGCGAACAAGTGCAAATGATTCATACGATATAGCCAGAGAAAGTTTAACACAAGAATTCTTCCATACAAAGTATATTGAAGTAAGTCTAGACAACACATGCAACCTAGAATGCAAGATGTGTAGCAGTTTTAATTCAACTAAATTACGGCGTCGAGATCAATTGTTAGGTAAGAATGTGCATCCAACCTGGGTGTTTGACCCAGATTTACTTGATGAATTTGATCTAAGTCATGTAGAACAAATTAAGTTTGTTGGTGGTGAACCGTTGTTATCAAAACATCATTTACCATTCTTAAAGAAGTTTCCAAACAAGCAGAATTTAAGTCTACTATATAATACTAATGCTACTATTTTACCCAAGGGAGAAACCCTAGATATAATGCACAGTGTAAAAGAATTAAATTTTATAATTAGCTGTGATGGAATTTACAAATACAACGATTATCAACGATGGGGCAGTAACTTTGAAACTATTATTGAAAATGCAAACACAATAAAATCTACGTTTGACAATATTAATTGGTTTACATTTTTAAATACATTTACGTTGCTTAATTTAAATAATTATACTGATACTATACAGTGGTTCAAACAAAACGAACTTGAAACATTTAGTAATTGGGGAGAAGGTGATCTTAGTGTTTGTCATGCACCAGATTGGTATGAAGCGTGGATATTAGAATCAAACGATTGTCCTGAAGTTCGAAGTTACTTTCAAGGACGCCAAGAAAGAAAGTATAATCCAAAGAAATGGCAGGAATTTATTGATTTAATAAAAATATCAGATCGTATGTATGGAACACGGCTGGAAGATTACAATCCTGAATTAGCAGAGCAATTAAAAAAGGCCCGTTAAGGGCCTTTTACCATGTATCGTATTTTGTTATTATACTCTACGCATACATGTGACTTCTGCAGTTCTTTTCCACTTGTCAGTTCCAAAACTTTTCTTAAGATCTGCAAGTTTAGTTACCATTCTCAAACTAATCTCTCTCATCTTTTCTTTGTTCTCAAACATAAAGTTCATTAAGTCGTCTTGTTCTTCTTGTGTAAACTGATATTCATTAAGCATACCATCTGCAACAATCTGCTTACATCTTAGAACTTTCTCACGCATTGTATCCATTGTAAGATCTAAGTAATGACATCTTGACATGATTGCCGCTAAGTGATCTTTAATCTTACCTCTAACATTATCAAACTTAAGGTTAGTAATAAAGATAACACTACCTTTAAATTCAAAAGTATCTGGAATACCTTCACGTCTTAGTAATGCACTATCTGTGTTCCAACTTAGTTTTCTTTTCTTACAAGAGTCAAGTGCCGCTTTAAGCAAGTTAAGACTTGTCTCATCATACAACACTGTATCACAGTCATCTAAAACTAGGACACTATTTTTATCTGCATTATCATACAATACTTTATATAATCCTATTGCAGAACTGGCACCTTTAATGACTTCAAACTTTAATTTGTTACCAGCAATTTTATCAAACAAGTTATTCTTTTCTAATACTTGTTCAACACCAAATGACTTACCAACTCCTGGAGGTCCTGTTACTACCATACCTCTAACAACACCATCAATTGATGCTTGTGTCATATCGTCTAAAATATTAAAACGTTCTCTCATACGCTCAATAATTTGTGCATCTGTTTCGTTTGGATTATCCTTCACATTATTAGGAAGAACTTCAACAATTGTTTCGCCTTTTTTACTTTTACGAACTTTTTTTAATTGCATCTGTGTCATTTATTAAAAACTCCTGTTTTTTAGTTTATATTAATATATTACAGTAAGACTTCTTACTTGTCAACCTTTTATTTACGCCACTTCCGCAAAACCAAAGTTAGCAACAACTTGTTTGTTACCTACTTCGTCTTCAATAATGTCGCCTACTGAACATGAATACATTGGAGCTAATCTCTCAATATTTTCTTCTGGACCCATGTTACCTATATGAAATACACCATTAAGATCATCAGCAGTAATGTTTGATACGTGTGTGTAATACCCACGAGTAAACGCATCGCTGGCAACTGCACCTGTATCAGTTTTACGCAAATTCATATCTAATTTTAAAGACTGTTTATGAACTGCATCATGTCCTTCTGCATTAATTAAGTCAATTTCAGCATCTGTTAAGTGTATTTGGTATAGTTTAAATTGTGCCATTTTTACGTCCTTTTTTATTGTTAATATAGTTATATTATACAGCAAGATGTCTTGGTTGTCAACTAAATCAGCAAGAAAAAAACCCTTATTTTTCAAGCATTTAGCATTTTTTTTGAAATTATTTTATATTAGATAGCTTAACTCTATTGAAAAGAGTCTCTTTTGCGTTACTGTATTTGCTGATTTCTTGCTTATTTACTGTTCCACGAATTGATATTGTTTTACCTTCAATAATATCAGTTAAATCTGGCTGTTCTCTCCACCAAAACTTAACAATATCTCTGTTATCTGATACACACGTAATCATATAAACATCGCTAGATTGAATAAATTTAACATCAATTACATCAACATCTATATCGTAACGAACACCTTTTTTACCTATAAATTGACTGGTATGTTTTAGTTGAATTAATCTGTCATTTAGTGCTTCACGCTTCTTATCAATCTTAACTGAATTTGGAACACTTGCAATAATACTTACATGGAAGTTGTTAACATCTTCTTCTAATGCTTTAACTAATCCACCTTCAAAATTACTAAGATCACCACTTAGTTTCTTCATCATTAATTTACCATTAATGCGTTCAATTTCTGCTGTTGCTTGATCTACGTATTTTTGATTAGGAATGTATTTTCCATTAAAGTTTTTTACTGTTTCAAGAATAACTGTTTTGTTATCTTTAATATCAGTGTAAATTTGATTTCCTTCTTCGTCTACTGTATTAGTAGGTTCTTTATACCCAAATCCACTTTTAACAAAACCTTGTGCATCAAACACCTCAAATGAGATAGCTAGTATTTCAGCTGGTGTATAATTGCTTATATCATTTTTTACTTGTGTTGCTGGCATAGTATTCTCCTGCTAATTAAACTTTATAATAACAGTATACGGTAAGAAGTCTTACTTGTCAACCTTTTTTAGTCAAGAAAAAACCCAGTCCTAAAACTGGGTTTTTAAATAAGCAAAATAGGGAGGACTGGGGTGCACCTCCAAGTAGCACATCTAGATACCTTTTCTAACTACACTACCACCTACTCCTGCGTATCCGCAATGTGACTCCCTCCGTTTTCCGGGTAAAGCCTGGGTATAACCCCTGAGCAGTCAAGTTCGACGCCTAGGTAACGCCTCTTCCTTGCACTATAAACATTGAGCCGCTAAACTCTTTGTTGCTTATGTTTATTAATATACAATACTTTTAACAAAAGGTCAACCTTTTTTTTTAAACTTTTTTTAAATTTTATATATAGTTTCTTTATTACCTTTTGCAACCAAATTCCATGTTGTTTCTGTTGCTGTTCCTGTTATCTGCAAACAAGGTCTTTTAGTCCAACTACCATTCCATGTAACATGCGGCAGTGTGCTCCATTCCCATGCAAATATTGTTCCTGCTTTCCATTGTGTATATACACGATTACCAAATTGAAATATCTGTCCTGGCTCCCAATCTTCTAATGTAATTAAAAAACGTATCTTATCAGGATGCTGATACTTAAACTCTGGGTTATCAATAACTCTATCCTTGCGTGGGTTTCCGGGTAAGTTATCAATGTGCCACATTAGCTGATCATTTGGATACTGATCGTTAAATTTACATGTTAGTTTCTCATCTGTGTTGAAACAAAACATGTCTGTAATCTTTGTAAACTGTGGAAACTCTCCTGGAAACTTATCGTAATTAACTTTACGAAACATAGTTGCTTCTGGCTTTCCATCTGGATTGTCTGCATCTTCTACAACATGATCTTTGCTTTTAACATTAGCCGCATGCTCGTATCTTTGTTCGTTGTAGTTTTGATTTGTTACACCTTTGCTACGAGCGTGTTCTATTTCTGCTTTCCAGTCACCTGCTAATATCCCTACTATTTTAACATAGTCGCCTTCTTTATCTTCTTTGAATTTATCGAAGTGCCAGGGTTTTTTAAATGGTGAGGGCATTTATTACTCTTGAGTTTAGTAACACATCATTGTGCTCAGTATTATTTATCAGAGTGATATATCTTCTAATCCTGCGGCACGTAGTTTAACTACGTTATTGATTTGAAACTGCTTGGCCTCTAATGCTTTGATTATACCAATATATTTGTTTCTCACTAAACTAAATTCGTTAATGAGATATTGTAAATCCACAACTGGTGCTTCTCCGTCTACATATTTTTCTGCATCACGGCTACTTAATGCCTTGTTGTAGTTTTCTAAAAACTTTCTAAATGTTTGACTACGTAATTTACGCATTTCTGTGTTTAAGTGTTCTAGTATCGCTTCTACTTCTTGTAATTGATTAAATCTATGTTCTACAATACCAGGCATATCTCTACTCTGCTTTTCTAAAACACCTTTCATACTACATTCAAACTTTGCTTGATCTATTTCTTTTTCATAGTGAGAGATAGCGTTAACTATCTCTCCCATGTTACCTGAAACTCTACGATACCAGTCACTCATTATTCGTCTTCTTCCCAATATTCTTCTGCATATTCTTCATCAGAATCATGGTCTTCATTAACTTCAAAATGATCTGCAAGTGCTTCATCTAAGTGTTCATCATGATCACCTATTTCAATTGCATGCCTTTTCAAATCTACACCATAATCATCTAGTGTAAAAATAAAGTCTTCAGAAAATTTTTCTTTAGCTTTATCAGGTATATGTGCAATTGCCTTATCAAATATCTGTAAAAATAACTCTAAATCGTTATCACTCAGATTCATTAACTACCTCCTGGGTATCATCGTTGTCGCCGTCATGGTCTTTAATAGCATCTGGTTGTTTTTCCCATTCATTCATAATAGTATCTAAACATCCATCTGTGTTATGTTCCCATGCTTTACGAAATTGTGTTATTACTTCTCCAGTTACAGGACTTGTATACTCAAGCCTATTACCAGTTTTCTTTAATGCACCTTTGCCTTCAAAGAAATCTGTTAATCCACTGTGTGGACTCATTCCTGTTTCATATGGAATTTCAACTTGCACACTTTCAAATGGTTTAGAATAACGTGTTTTCATTACTTTACACGCCGCTCTAATACCATGAACTTGTGATGTTTTATTTCCATCTGCGTCTACTTTTAGTTTAAGTTTACGCATTGCAATAACAATACTACTTGCATAGATAAAGCCTTGTCCACCAGATATTTTATCATCTGGATCAAACATATCTTGCGATGCGTATGTATGATTTGTGCATAACATACCAACATTGAACTCGCCAAACATGTTTACTGTATTTCTTACTAATGCAGTTAGAGCCTTAGGCTTACGACCCATGTCACCCTTCATATCGCCTTTTTGGAACTGATCTACATCAGTAGGAGTAAGTAACATGCCTAGCGAATCCACAACAAACAATACTTTAGGACGTTCGTCCTTGTCTTTGTCGGTGTATTCTGCTTTGTAATCTTTCATGAAGTCACTTACTGTTCGTGCAACATCATCAATCATACTCATGTTAAGTTTTAGAAGTTTATCTTCTGCTGTATCTACATCTAATGCATGTAGCCATTTTTCATCAAGTGCATTTTCACTATCAATTAAGACAACAAAAATACCTTGGTCTTGTGCTGCTTTTACTACGTTTCCTGCCGCTATATAACTTTTACCTGCACCTGATTCTCCTGCAAGAACAGTAACTTTACCCAAAGGAACACCTTTGTTAAAATCATTACTGATCAATTTGTTCAGTGTGTAATTACCTGTTGAAATCCATGTGTCTGGATCGTTAAAACCAACACTTAAACCTGGAACAGATTTAGTAATACTTTTACGGAATTTGCTTACGTCAAAAGGTTTTGCCATTTATATCTCCAATCTAAGAAACTTGGACATGCTTGTGCATGCCCAAGTTTTGTTATTTACTTACGATTACGAATCGCTGCTAGGATGTCTTCTGCACTCGGTGCCGTTCCACTGTCTGCAGCAGGAGCCGGAGCTGGTGCTGGTGCTGGTGGAGGTGTAACAGGAGCAACTGGTGCCACTGGAGCTGCCGGAGCCGCTTCTGCAACTGGTGCCGCTGCTGTAACTGGTGCCGCAACTTGTTCAGCTGGTGCTGGTGTTACTTTAGGTGCACCTGTAGGTGCATCTACACCGTATGGACGATAAAACGATCCAAAACGGTCTACATCATAAAGTTCACCATTTACACTTGCTTCAAACATCTCAAAGATAGCATTTAAGTGATCTGCGTCTGGCTTCTTTGGTAAGAAGTCATTTAGATTATATAATCCATTGGCTGCAATTGCATCACGTTCTGTTTGGTCTAAACCACGTGAACGTCTGCTCCAGTTAGATGTGCTATAATCAGCATATCCGCCTTTGCTAGATTTAACCACTTTAAAATCAGTGCCAGCTTCATAGTCTGTAGGAATTTCTTCAAACTCCGGATCCATTAATGCTGAACTAATGATTTTATAAATTTGAGGTGAAATAACAAACCTACGAATTGGATTTTCAGGGATGTTATCTTCTGGTGAATCGTTTTGTGTAACAAAACCTTGAAAGATATAACTACGCTTTTTCCAATACTTACGTGCAGTATCTTCTAAAGCTGGATCTTTAAACCAAGGACGAATCTCTGCGTGAACAGGACATTGCTCGCCCCACATTTCAACACAAGGAACTTGAACCATTACTGGTTTGTTCTCGTCTTGGCCTTTGACTCCTGGAAAACTCAAACGAATCATTTGACGTTCTTTCCAAAAGAACGTATTGCTTTCGTCTGCGTCTGGTAGGAATCTTAATGTTGCACTTGAACCTTCTGCGATGTTCCAATGTGCAAAGATGGCGTTATCGCCTGTTTGTGACCCGCCGCTTGGGCGTGAGTCTTGTGCTTGTAATTTAGCACGTATTTCTGCTAGTGTTGCCATAGTATTTCTCCTTTGTTAGCCTATGTTAGCCTTTATTAGTTTTATAAAGTATACAATCATTGCATACAGTTGTTTTGCCTTTGTTAGCCTATACAGTATACTACTTTAAGTGCTTACTGTCAAGCACTATTTCTTAATAAATTAAGAAATTCTTTTTTGAAGTTCTGCAAGTACCGAATCAGTAATTGATTCTTCTCTGCTTACAGCTACTTCCATTGTTTTTGCTGAGCCTTTTTTATACAAATAGTTAGCAATTTTTGCCGCTAACATTGTATTATCGGTTTTCATATCATGCACATCATTACTCATTTGCGTTAGCACATTAAATAATGAATCATTTTTAGTTGTCATACCAATATAAGATAACATTGCACTTAACTTAGCAAGTGGGCCCATTCCTCCGCTCCATTTTACTGGATCTTCGTTATTGGGGTTATCTGGATCGTTTGCATCAATATTCAATTTTAAATCATCACCGGATTTGATTATAGCCATTGTATCATTTAATAGTTTATCATGCATAGTATCTTTACCCTCTCGTTCGTTAAATATACGAGATACTGTAGATAGAACATCATTCATATCTACATTCTCAAACGTATTATATAAGAATTTATCGGATATGTCAACCGGTTTTTCGTCATTTTCAATTATTTCTTTTGATTCAAAGCTGTTATAACCTCTCAAAGTTTGAAGACCACGAACTGTTTCTTTAATTTGTTTTAACTGTGCTTTTATTGTTTCTACTACATTAGCATTGCCTTCGTTAACTAATTTGTTTGTTCTTACATGTGTAAGGAACTGTGCCATTTCTGTTGCTTCTTTACACATATTCATAATACCTGTGCCTTTAGCATCTTCAAATGTTCCACCATGGTTAACGTGCATGGCCATAGCTTTAGCGCCTGCCATATATTTGTATGGGAATCTTGTTTGCTCTTTATTTGCGTTTTCAATAAACAAACTATGTATATTTCTGCTTCTTGCTCCACGCTTTTCTTCGTTAACACCTTTACTGTGTCTAATAATTAGTCTTGCATTTTCCATTTGGATGTAGCTTGTTTTTACGCCACCAAATGCTTTGCTATATCCTTCTGTAACACTTTGGTGCGAGAAGTCTTTTGGTTCTATGTTTTTATCAAATCTTTTCACTGTATATTCACCCATTTGTTTATGCACTGCACTCTTAAAACTATTTAATAGTGTTTTATTTGCGTTAATGTCAAAATCTGATCCTACTTGAACCAGTAATTCTAACTTGTTATCTTCTGAACGTAATGAAACCATTATATCCTGATCTTGGACATAAAATCTTGTTGCTGCTGATGAGTCTAATGTTTTTTCTCCAGCATCTGTAAAAAGCACTACGTCATAATTGGCGCCTTTTATAATATTAAATATTTCTTGTGCAACTGAGTCCATTGTAATTCCTCTTTATACTATTTATGCCAAAACGTAAAAAATTACAACATACTAAATGGCATTGGCTGCATAAAATCATCATCTTCGTCATCAACCAAGTATTCAAATGCTGATTCTTCATAGTTAACAATTTCTTGTGCCATACGCACTATTAATATAAGTGCCATAACTAAATCATCATGTTCGCCATCTTTTGCCGCATAACTATTACCACGTGCAATAAAAACTTTAAGTTCACCCAACAGGTTTTGACTTGCTATTTCTAATTTGTCAGTTTCTATCCAGTGTTTTAGTTTACTACATGCTGTAAGTTTACTTTTATGTGTTGTAGTAAATCCTTTTCTAAACCTACGTGCATTGCCGTGCCGTTTTGTTTCACTAAGGAATGTGCCTGGAAAAAATTCTTCGCCGGTTTCTGAAATTACAACTAAAGCCGCTTCACCTAGTGTGTTATTCTCTACACTATAATATTGTTCTGCTTCACCATCTGTTTCAGTTTCAATATACATTAATATTTCACGTAATATTTTAATTTGGCCTTGCACTGTTGTTTTATTATGTTGCCATTCTGCTACTTGTTTCATTCCTGGCATTTCATATACTTGTATTGCTGCAGAGTCGCCACCTGTTCCCAAACTAGGATCTAATGCTGACATGTATATTTTATCTTTGCGTATTGGCCTATACCAACGCACTTGTCCCATTTTAGCAAAAGGTTGTTTTGTTTCCATTAAAGATAGTTTAATACTGTCAATTAGTGTTTCATCAAATGCAATAAACTCATTTAAGTGTTCACGTCTAAAACGTTCTTCGCCAATTTTATTACGTTCTTCTTCTGCCCATTCTTCATCCCTATCTGGGTGGTATTTCCAATCAGCATTAAAGGCTTTGAATCCATTTAATCCCAATCCATTATCTGTGTCGTTACCAAATTCATCTTGTGCTTTAGCAGCCTCTCTATAAATTTGTGCAAATTGGTCATCATCCTGATTTGGTGTGCTTGTAATAATACATTTACCACCAGTTGATAATGTAGGTGATAGTGCTGTCCAAAATTCTTTGGCTATGTTAGGACGCACAAATGCAAATTCGTCTAAGTATGCTAACGATATACTTAAACCACGTCCAGTATTTTCTGTTGTTGATTGTGCAATAATACGTGAACCGTTATCAAACTCTAAACTACCTTTGTTATAGCTTGTTACACCAGCACGTATAAAGTCTGGAAGTGTTTCGTATGCAAAACGTATACGTTGCATAATTTCACTAGCACCTGAATATTTGTGTGCTGCAATAAGAATAGTTTGATCAGGGACAAACATAGCATACCATAATAGATATCCTGCTGCTGCTGTTGATTTACCCATCTGTCTGCTTACTAATGCAATACTGTATCTATTTTTGTGATAACAGTCTACAAGTTCTTTTTGATAATCAAATAAATCAAATTTTACACGACCTTTTGTTGGATGTTGAATCCAACAATAGTTTATCATAAAGAATTTTGGATCTTCTGCACATCTGGCCAGATCCAACAGTTGTTCTTCTGTAAACTTTTCTTTTTTGTATGGGGTTTTAGTTAATTTAGTATCTGCTGTGCTCATACTAGTATTTAGTAAAGAAAAACGGCTTAGTTAATTAAAACTAAACCGTTCTGCTTTTACCGGGGGGAGGTTAACTTTTATTGTTCTTTTTTTGCTTTGTAGGCTTCTTTGAGCTCTTCTACTGTATGCTCTTTTAGTCCTACTTTCATGTCTTCTGCGTCTAAATAACGCTTCAAACTTGTATTAACGCTTTGTGCAAAGTTTTCATATGGCTCGCCAATTACTTCTGGATCGCCATTTACGTGATCTCCACTATTTGCCCATTCGTTTAATTTTTCATTAATTGCTTCTTCTGATAAACCTGCGTTTTTCATCATGTTAACTAATTGTGTAGTATCCATTGTTGGAGACTCTTCTAATTCTTCTTTATCGTCTTCAGCTACTGCTACTTCTTCAAGCTCTTCAACTTCTTCAACTTCTTCTTCAAGCTCTTCTGCGTCAGTATCTGCTTCTTCAGATTCTACTTTGTATTTTTTGCCGTCAACTTCAAATTCTTTTTTGCCAGCTGCTTTAGCCTTAGCTAACTCGCCTGAGAATTCATTGCCTTCGTTTGGAGCTTCTTCTAATGAATCTGGAACGCCGTTGCCGTCTTTGTCTTTCCACCAGCTACCTGTTTCATCATCACAATCATGTCCACAATCTGTAGTTGGTTGATGCATTGTGTCGCCACAGTCTTCACAACTGTAGTCTGATGCATTTAGTTGTTGTGCTTCGTCCATGTCATCGTCCATGTCATTTAAATCATGGTTGCGTCTAAAGTCTGCAACAAAATCTTCAATTTGATCGCCACTTAAATAACGAACTAAATCGTCAAATACTGGTTGACAATCGCCTTCAAAATGCATATCAATTAAATCATAAATTGGTTCTGCAAATTCACCAACTGCTTCTTGTGCCACTGGTTTCATTTCTCTTTGTGTTGCTTCAGGAGCCGGGCTTGGTGTTTCGACCTTTGCTTGGCTACCAGCAAGTTTTAATATTCTCTCTAATTCACTCATTGCCTTTTTCCTTTTCTTTACGTAACTTTAACAATTCTTTAATTAATGAAGCGTTATACTTGTCACCTGACATGTCATCTGCTGGAACTTCTTCTGGTTCAAAGTGTTCTTCTTTTTCATCAACATCTGTTTCGCCATCGCCTTTTACTTTTAAAACACCATCTCTTAATCCTAACATATTTCCAATTTCATTTTGAATTTGGCTTGCTGTTGCTATTCTGTCTGTTGAAAATTCATACATATATACTTCATAGCCTTTATGTTTAGGAAAGTCTCTTGGTGTGCTTTGTAGTATGGTTTTCTTCTCACCACTAAGTCCTTTAGAGTCATATTTCATCAAGTGGTTCTCTATGCGATCACATTGCTCATCAGTTAATTGATGAACTGTTTTAATGCAGAAATTCCAAGTTTTATCTGATTCTGCTAGATATTGTGTAAATGATTTCATAACGTCTTCTCCATAATACTATTTATCATCGTTCTTCATTTTATTCATAATTTCGGCTAACAATTCTGACCTATCTCCAATGATACGACCTGAAACTTCTTCCGTTTCATCATCTGTGCCTAATTTATCTTTAACATATGCATCTGTTTTCTTTTCTTCTTGCTGTATTCGTTGTTGACGCATTTGTAGTTCAATCATTTTCATTTTTTTGTCCATTTTAGCTTGTTTGGCCTGTAATGCGGCCGCAAGCATCTTACTTGCACTATCAAATATTGGTGCAGCGTGTCTATCTTCTACATTTCTACCTAAATCTACTAAATCATCAAAAGTTGCCATAGCCTTTGTAGCATATGCATCCATTTCTCTGTCAAGCTCTTCCATTCCTGTTACCATTGGAAGTGCTGCGTCGGCACGTTCGGCTATACTAAGATCATCTTTATACTTAACTATTTCCTTTTGTGCGTCTTCTGTAGTTGGTTCTTCTGGTTCTACTTCTTGCTCAGGAATATTAGGCATTAAATCTTCTATTGAAGGTAAATTAAATTCTTCTTCTAATTTTTTTGTCATGTTAACCTCATTATAGTAGTATTTATGCTAGTTTGCCAAAGGCCCATTTACGTTCTTTACACCACCAACATGTTCCGCAATGTTCAGAGAAATCAAATGTAGCTTCTTCACAACTTCTAGTCAAAGGAAATAATGTATCTGTTAAATTATATCTATCGTATAGTTCTGCTACTACCAATTTGTCATATTTTGCAAATGGTCTGTTGTATTTGTAAAAGCCAGGTCCCATCCAAAGTTCATTATTAGGAACTGCAACATCTGAATCTCTTTCTAAATCTCTGCCGTCTGCAATATTGTGTAATTCTAATTGTTCAGCTGATGGATTTGCTGTAATACCCATGTATTGAACAGAATCCTTGTTGTGTAAACTTTTCACTAGATTTTCTATGTCATCACTATATGCTTCTTTATTAGCATCAAAACCATTTTCATCCTCACCGTCTGGAAATTCACCAGAAGGTAAACTTTCATTATGATGATGTTCATAATCACCTAATGGATATATTTTGTCTATAAACTTTACTACTTGATTTGCAAATTCATACTGATATGGTTTAGTTGATCCTACTGTGCTTGTAATTTTAAAATTAAGTTCCGTATTATATTCATTTTTATATTTTGCTAAAAGGAACATAAGTATTGAACTATCTGCTCCTCCTGACATTTTTACAATTACATCTCTACTGCCAGGAATATATATTTTAACATCGCCTTGACTAGTAGGCTCCGTCATTACTAAATCTTCTTGTATCATTTTTTCCTCTTTTTAGTGTTTTTGGGTTTATTAAATATCTGATGTTCTGTTATAACTCTAAAACCCATGCCTTGTGATTTACACCAAGCTCTAGCGGCTGTCCATTTTGCATGATTTATTACGGCTTGTGCTTTATCAATTTGACTTTTAGCTTCACCTAATGTTTGTTTTGCTGGTTTTATCTCAACCATTTCTGCATGGTTGCCACCTTTTGCATCTTTATACACTAATAATATATCAGGCACATAAACAGTTTGTTTACCAGTAAGTGGATTTTTATAAGGAATTCTATGTGTTTCGCTACCCCAACCTAATACGGCTGGATGATTATCACACATACGAAATACTGCTAACTCCCACCCACTTCTATAACGTGGTGCTTTTTTACCTAAGTATTTATTGGGATTAGAAACCTCATATATGCCCCTCATATAATTAGGCATAAGTTACTGTCCTGAATTTGTTGATACTATGTCGTATCCTTCATACATGAAGGTAAGCCTGTATTGGACTAGTTGGCTGTCTGAATAGTCCAATGTATCTGCATCAATGTTTGTAACATATGGATTATAAACTGATATTGTATTTAAATCTGTTTTACTACCTGATCTATAAATTGTTAACTCTCTTATGTAATTACGGTCGGCTTGTAATTTAAAGCCTTTTGGTTTATTAAGATGATCTAGTCTATCTTCTGAATTCATTGGTCCTGCAAAATAGTAATTTGAATATTTTTTAAGGAATGTTTCTATGTATGCTGGATCTCTAGTGTCGTATGCGACAACAGTTATAGGACTATAGTCAAAATTTGTTTGAACAACTTTTTTGCGGTTATAGGAATTCATAGTCATTGCCGCAGAACTCCAACCAGGCATTGTAATACTTGCTATTTTATCAAGTTCCACAATACCGTCTTTCGTATCTAGACTAGCAGTAAATGAATACTTATTTCTTGGTACGCCCTTTACAGTGCCAGCTATTTGGCCTTGATTATATTTGTCATAAGCGTAATTAACTCTCATCGTCTTGCTACCTTAATTTTAAAAGCACAACAAACAGCTTAACTAGGTTAAGCTGTTGAAGTTAAACTCTTATGCTGATAAAGTATCTTCGTCTGTTTCGCCAAACACAATTGTATTAGATGCGTTGTCGTAACGTATTGTTACAGTAACCTGAACCATATCAGATGTTCCATAGTTTAAATCACCATATTGAACATTTGATAGATACGCTCCAACTACTTCCCATGTATCTAAAACGTTGGGTTTTGATGAACCATCTAGTGTTTCAATTTTCATTGCGAACTTGTATGGCATACCTGCTTGGTCGGAAGTAGTGTGTGATTTAGCACCTTGAGAATCATGATCTAGTTGCATTTGCAATTGATTACCAATTGCTTTAACAACATTTGAGTTCATATCATCCCTCATAACCAATGTAATTGGTTCCCATGTATGTTTACCTGCAATATATGTCTTTGAGTTATAAGAGTCAATTATAACTTCTTCGTGTGTTAATGATGGACGACCAACTGATATAACATTTTGCGTAGTAGTATCTGTATTATTACCTGCTCCGCCCATGTTAGTGAACACTACACGAAAACGATATTGCAACTTAGGCATTAATGTTGCTGTCCCTTCTGGTGTAGCTGGTATTCCAAAGTTTGTTGTTACAGCCATGTTATTTTCTCCTTGTAAACTGTATAAGTTTTTCTTCTACTAGAAAAACTTAAAGTTTTTCTATATATTGTATTTATGCAAAAAGGTAAAAAAAATAAGGGCTACTTTAAAAAAAGTAACCCTTATTGGTAATTATTTGCTTAATATATAAAATATTAGCTTAATTCGCCAGTGTTTACAATTCTAATTGGAATGTAAATAAACTCTGCTGATTTAGTTGGCTCAATTGCCACGTCAATCCAAAATTCATTTGCGTCAATTCTTGCTGGTGTGTTGTTAGTTTCATCACACACAACTGCGAAGTCGTAAACTCCTCTAGAAGATAAGATACCTTGTAAGAAACCATCAAAAGCTCCTTTGGCATTTCTTCTAGTAGTTTCGTCGTTTTGCTCAAACAAGAAAGGTCTGGCAATAACTGCAAATCTTTCACGTAAGTAAGCTGTTAAACGAGCAACGTTAACTCTATCTAATGCACTTGCTGATGGGTGTAAAGTTTTTTGACCAAACACTACAACACCTTCTGCAGGAAATCTTGCGATAGGGTTCATTTTAGCTGCATACATAGTATCTCTGTTTCCTTGTGTAAGTGAAACTGATTTAAATTCATCCTCTGCATCTAAATATCCAACACCTGAAGCGTTTTGAACTTGGCCTCGAGTTAAACCTGCTGGTGAGAACCATTGGAAGCTCACGTTATCACTGTATGCATATGTATATAATGCAATGTGTGATGCTGGAGCAACAACGTTATCTCCTGTTGCTGGATTTGTTGTTAATGCATGCGGATAGTATACTGCACTGTAAGTATTCTTAGTAGCTAATCCTGATTCGCCGTTTGCACTTACGCCTACGCCGTTAACCCAATTAACTGCTTCTGTTGGACTTACACGTAATGGAGCATCAATAATAACAAAACCTGTTTCATTTCTGTTACTGTTTATTGTTACCATTTCGTCAGTCATTTCTGGATATCCAGGAGCTGCAATTAAGCTAAATGCTACTGTTTCTTCAAGTATTTCTGAAGCACTTGCACTTGCTTGCATAGCCGCTACTACTACTGCTCTTTGGGCGTGACGACCAAATGATCCCGAACCGTCTGTTTGGTTTGGAGCATGGTTACGCCATTTCCAAGTAGTTGTTAATGATGTATCGTATTTACGAACTGTTCCACCAGAACGACACATATTAATACCAGTTGTTCCTGCTGGATGCAACAATGGATTTGGAGCACCTGCTAATAGAGTTGCTTCAAATTGTCCTGCTGTTGTATCATTAGCAGTAATGTCACCAAATACAACACCGCTTGATGTTGATTGGTCTGCGTTATCTTTTACTACCCATGCACTACCGTTTGAACGATAAATTAATGGGTATCCGGCTGCATCAGTATCAATCCAATAGTCGCCTGCTGAACCTGGTGCTGGTGCCGATGTTGCATATGAAACGTTTGTTGCACGTTTCCATTTTTGTGTTCCGCTATCATCTTCAACTTCGTAGATAGCTAATTCGTTGATGTCGCCATCATGCCAAACAGTTCCATTTACTGGTGTGCCTGTTGGCTCTGTGTTTGAACCAGTTACAACAACATCTGCCCATGCACCTGAAGTGTAAACTTTAAGAACAAGTTTGTCAGTGTCGTGATCTAACCACATATCACCTTCAATTAATGTTCTAGCTACGCCGGCTGATCCATTTTGAGGAATGTCGCCTGTAGTTCCGTCTGGTGCGGCATCATCTGCATAATCAACTGTTTGATTTACAAATGAACCTGCTGTTGTTGTGTATTGTGAAATAGCTAAATCAAAACCGCTACCTGGTGTAGTTGTTTTAACCCATGTATCACCTGCACTTGGTGAACTTGGTTCACTGTAGTGTGGTGCAAATGTATCAATTGCTGCTGTTACCCATGCGCCTGCGCCTGGTGTAGAGTGTGCTTTCCAATACTTAATTTCGGTTTCAGCTGCACCTACGGCTACTTCTACTAAGTAATCGCCTGCAACTGATGTTGCTGATGGTGTGCCTTGACCGTCTGTAATTTCTACTTTTGGAGTAACCGCTTCCCAACCTGTTGCTGCTGAAGTGTATTTAAACAGCCCCCAGTTAGAACTATTTGGGTTAACCCAATAAGTGTTATTAGCTGCAGGACCTGTTGGTGCTGAGCTTTGTGGACGTAAAGATGTTAAATCAACATCTGCTCTAACAATATATGCTGCTGAGCTTTGTCCTAAAAATGAATATGCTGCCAATAAACCATATTCGTTAGTCTCATCACCTTGAACGACAGAGCCGCCTACTTTATGAAAATCCACATTACCAAAGTTTTGTGTTAATTCACGTTGTGATGTTACTAATACGGGTTTACCTGCTTTTGACTTAACAGTCTGTGCTGCTATAGCCGTTGTGCCAGTCGGGTCAACCTTGTCCTCGCCAGTTGCAATGAACATCATTGGAACTGTGCCTGTTCCGGTTGGACCGTAAACTGATTCGTCTGTGATTGTTACCTGAACTCCAGGTGAAACAAGATTTGCCATAATTTAGCTCCTTTATTAAAAACGTAGAATCGTGTCTACATGTATTTATGGTAGGTGCCGTAAAAAGGGGTGGTTACAGAGTTAAGTATATAGTTTATTATGGTATTATTGGTCTATTACCGTAAGATCTACCCAATTTGGTTTGTTATGATAATGTTCATTACCTTCAGTTTTGTTATTACCTTCTGACCAATAATAAGGCTTGTCTTCCAAGGGGTAGCCTATACCCATTGCAAATAAAAATCTATTATGTTTTTTGTGATCTATTCCCCACGTATGTTTCCATGTATTCCAGTCTGGAGATTGATCTGATGGATCGTATGCTAAACCACATTTAGCAAAACCAGTTTTAAGTCCTAGCATAGTTGCTTTTACGGCTAACAATCCACTTTCAAATCCTGAAGTAAAATCAGCTCCATTGTCTGGATCACTTGAAGCCGTCCAAACATAGCATACATTTCCATGTATTTGTGGCTGATATATTTTATCTCTTACATATGTTGCTTTACCACGTAATAATTTGCTTAGATGTATTGTGCAATCTAGATTGGTAATTTTAATCACTGTGCAATTTAGTGTGCCTGTTTGCTGTGGTGGTTTACTAGCCCATTCATCTAAGATAGCCATTTTTTCGCTTTCAATGGGCTTACTTTGATCAAAGTTTCGTTGACAACTAGAAACCTCTTTTAACAAAGAGTCATTGTAATAATCGTTTCGCATTATGAGTATTCCTTATTGTATAGTATGTATTTATTACAATAAGTATTTTAGTGTTTGTTGGCGTAAATCTTCTAATGTGCCAATATTGTTAATCTGTTTATCAAATGCCCAACCAGCCCAGCTCCATTCACTAGGGTGAACACTTGGGTATTGTGTTTCCATTATGTGTGGTGCATGTTCTGTGTTTGCCTTACACGCACTTCCCCACCATTCGGGTTCGCTATCTCGCCAAACAACTGCGGTAGTTCCGCCAAAACGTTTTATTACGTTTAGTTCATTAAAGAATCTACAATCACTAATAACAACGTTTTTATCTGTCATTGCAATTTGACGTTCACATGCCGCTACCCATATATCTGGATGAAAATGTCTACGCATAACATCTGTGCCTACTTGCTGTAGTGCTAGTCTGGGTGTGAAGTTAGGAATACTTAAACGCTCTGCCCACCATTCATCAACAGTTTCTCTCCAAACTCTGCTTTCTGGAGTATTGCCTTCTAGTAGTATTCTATCCCATTGAAATATGTTAGCACATGCATCTTTTAACACACCGGCAAAACTAATACGTTGAAAACCTTCTTCAATTAAGAATCCGGCCGCTGTATCTTTACCGTGTCCTATTAGTCCACATATACCAATTACATTTTTCATTAAGATCTCCTATACTTTAATATATTATAAAAGAAATAGGAGTATTTGTCAAGTATTATCCGATAACAAAACCTAAGCCGCTTTGTCCATCACTGTATAATGTTAGCTCAGTTTCTAATTTATCGATTTCTGCCATTGCATCAGATCTAAGTTGATCTGCATTCATTGTAGTTCCACCTTGTGGACCTGCAATCTGTGTAAATTTACCACGTGCTTCTGATATCATAAGTTTTGCATGACACAGTGAGTAATCTTTAAGCCAAGGACCTGCATATTGATCGCTAATTAGGCTCTCGTCTGTTCTGTAGTTGTAACACCAAAGAACTGCATTATCATTTGCTTTAAGTTTTCTATGTATGATAAGTTTTTTATCTTGTGGACGCCAAGTAAACATAAGCTCTGCTCCAAACAAGCGGCCCATTGTTTCTCTGCTTTGTTGTAGGAAATCAAATGTAGCTAAACTACCTTTGCGTGATGATCCAAGTAGGTATGTTTGCATATATGCTGATTGAAAAGGTTCAAAATCGTTACCTGATCCTGCACTTACACCTGTTGTGCGTCTGTATATATCACGCACTTCAATAACTTCATTTGGGAGTGTGTATTCGCTTTGGTCTTCTAGTAGATCTAAAATAATAAAACTTTCTTCTACTGCATTTTCACTTCGCTGTCTATATTTCTCAAGACTTTTTCTTACAGCAAGTTCGTAATGTTCTGGATCAAGTTCAACATCAACCATTCCTCCGCCTAAACGAAGTTCGATCTCTTTTTGTAGCTCTGCTTTTTTACTCATGAATACATTCTCCTGGAATTTGTTTTCCTTACTATGTATTTATCAGTAAGTCCTCAGAAAGTTTCACTATAACCTCTGCATATTTGCGATCTACTTCAGATTTTGTTAATAACGTATCAATATCTGGCACTTTACCATTAGCTAGAGTTTCTAAAAACTGATAATTATCCTCATATGGATTTAAGTAGGTTATATCTAATTGATCCATACTTACATGTGTCAATTCATCTACTACATTTCCTAGAAATGGATCTCTAATATCAAAAAACTTATACTTTTCAGTTTCAAATATAAAGAACTTTCTAAAAACAAAATTATCTTTTACAAATGCACTTAGATGTGGGAATCTCCTTATACTCCTTATACTCTTCTTTCCAAATAGTGTTCCAGAGAATACATATATAACTTTCCATACTCCTAGCTTTGTTAATTCTGATGCGGCTATATCAAAATCTCCACGATCTTCAAATAATATAATATTTTTAAACCCTGCTTGTCTGGCAGATTCTAATGTTATATGTCCTAACTTCTGATCTAATTCCATATCAACAGAAGGTGTCTCTGTATGCTTACAATCTACTATGATGCCAAATTTATCATCTTCATCTCTTTCAAATATTTCGTAAGGATTCATAAACATTAAAATACCGCCAATATCACTGTTTCGTTATTAAAACGACCATTAAGTTTTGTCTCTGTTGTTTTTAATGTAGCAAACATTTTTTCTGTTTTAGACTTTGTAGTCTTTTTAATCATTGGTAAAAACTCATCTGTTTTACGAACTGTGCGTTGCACACTTTTTGCTTCGTTATAGCCTTGTAGCGTTGTTCCTTTAACACTAAAGCCTGATCCTTCTCTACCCATATTTAGCGGATCTATGTTGCTTGCATAGTAAAGGCCAATCTTACGATTTTTGCAATTAAATATTAATGCAATGTTGGCTCCAATAAGTTTTTCAGGTGGAATACTTGCAATCCCATAATTACTATCACTAAGTTTATAATTAAGTTTCTTAATAAGCTGATCTGCAGGCTTAAATTTTGCTTTGCGTGGCTTACGATGTGCTTTACTTTCTACTGTAATAATATCACATGCATCCACAATACGTTGATACATTTCTAGTATAGTTTTTGCTTGCTTAGGTGTTAGATGATCATATCCTTCTTTAAGCTGAGCATACAAATCTTGATCTTCTTCGCTCATCTTCTTTAGTTTAGCACTAGTAGGAAAATTTACCAAATCATAAATTTCGTCACGCTCACCTTGATACCAAGTTTTAATTAAACGTGCATGTCCGGCCTTGCAATTCTCTCTACGTAGAATTTTTACTGGCTCAAAATCTTTCATTAGTTTTTCATCATATTCTGTTAGGAATATATTTACAAAATTTTCTATACCATCTGCCATTATAACACATGCTTCACGCATACGTTCTTGTATACTAGGTTGATATGTATTTGCTTTTTCTTTTACAACTTCTTTCTTTGCAGCAAGTATTGGCTTACCTGCCTCAATTGCGATATTAATTTGCTTTCGTAAAAACTCTGTTGCTGGTTTAAGATTACCCATTGTGCCAGGCAACGATTCCCAATACTTATCTTCTTTTTCGTTATAAGCGGGCATGCCTGCTAACAACAATTTGGCTGTAATTCCTGCTGTTACACTTAAAGAATATCCAGGTGCAGCCTTAACTGCTTTTATATCTTCTTTAGAGAACTCTTCTCCTTGTTGCTTCATCCATTCTTCAACAGCCGGATAAAGATCTACTGGCTTATAATTATGATAATACCACTCACGTGCAGCTGTTGCCTTGCGATGAAATTGTTCACCTGTAAGTTCTTCCCAACCTTCCCAAGTTGGAGCTTCAAGTTTTGCACCTCGCTTAATATGTGGTGCTCTACGTGGCGCCTTTTTCTTTCGAGGCTTTAAGTTTGTAGTTGCCATGTAGCTTCTCCTATGATAATGAAATTCTTAAAATATAATATTACAGATCTTCTGTATTGTCAACCGTTACCGTTAACTACCAGTAACAAGTTCAAGGTTACCATCGTCTAGCACTGTAAAATCTTCAACAAAGTAATGCCAATCGTCTAATGCAAGTTTGGCTTGCTTAAAACAACTTTCTGCAGCGGCCCAAAGCCCACCAACTGTGCCATCTTTGGCCATGCAAGTAAATGTTTGATATTTAGTATCTTCAAAAGTATCACCAAGTTCACTAATAACTTTGTATGAAACAATTCGAGGCTTATTAGTAAAAATTTCTTGCTCCAAAGGCATAATACCTTGAAACAATGACCAAACAGTTTGATAACCTTGTTGCCATTTAAGATCATTCCAATGTTCAATCTCAAGTGTCATATCGTCAACGTCTTCGAATTTTACTTCTTCAAAGTGCAATATCATATCATCTACTGTATCGTCAAATTTTCCTAGTGCTTTAGACATTTTTCTTCCTTTTTACTTAGTTTACTTATACAGTATAAGATATCTTGGTGCATTTGTCAAGAAAAAACCCAAGAAAAGAATCTTGGGTTTTCAATAGGTTATAATTTTTCTTAAATTATTTTTCGTTTATTTGTCGTTCAAATTCTCTTAAACGCTTAAACACACTCATTAATTCGATAAGTGTTGGCCACGCTCTAAAGAGATATTGCATAGAACCTTCAACACGTCCAAACGCTCTAATAATCTGTTGCATTACACCTAGTGTTACAACACCGGCTACAATAGCTGGTGCCAAGAACACATAAGCTGATAACACATTTGCTTGTAAATATGTAATTCGTCCTACATTAAAATACAAATAACGCAAATAAGACTTAAAGTGAATTGAACGAACATCTTGGAAGAGTTCGTTAATAGTCTTTGGTCTAACATTACCGTCATCTTCTGCAATAACTAGTATCTTTCGATATGCTGCTTCTTTCTTTTGTAAGTCATATTCAACACCCACAAGTCGTAGTAACCAACCTAGTGCGATTAAGAATAATGTTCCACCTACTGACCAAACAATAGCACCTGTAACAAGTCCATATTGCCAATCACCAAAGAAGAAGATAGGAATACCAACACTTAGTCCTAATAGAATAGGAACAAACTGAACTAGAACCATAATTGATTCGATAAAACTTGTTCCAAGTCCTTCCATAATTCTACTAAACTTAATAGTATCTTCTTGCACCCTTTGTGCGGCACCTTCGATAGTTCTAGCTTTGTCATATACACTATGATACCATTCAACCATTGCAGTTCGCCATCTAAATAGATAGTGTGCTGTAAAGAAACTTACTACAACAGCAATACCAACGTAAATAGCCGCCAAGTATAAGAAACTGGCTAAACTAGCCCAATACTCACCTATAGTAATTGCGTTTGGTGTTGCTAATGCTTTTTGAATCATATCATAAAATTGGCCAAACCATTCGTTAATCTTAACATCAATTTCAACTTGTATCCAAAGCGATGATAGGATTATTGCTGATCCTAGCCAGGACCATAAAGCCCATTTTTTTACTGTAAAAAATCTAAACATAATTTTTCCTCTTTATAATGCTAGTTAAGATTAACTACGCATATAACTATTTAGCATGTTATAAGAGTTCACTTGGCATAAATACTGTATATAATAGGAAAACCAAATATGCCCAGACTAAGTCTATATAAACCATATAAAAGCAATGATTATAACTTCATGGATAGGAGTATCCTAGAACAGTTCCTAATTGGCGGCACTGCGGTCCATGTCCATAAGTATCTTGGCCCTGATTCTGATAATACAACTAGCGATCCTAGTGAACCTAACTATAAAAGTGGGTTACAAAAGGATATGCTATCTGGTGAAGAAATTAATCCAGAAGGTTTAGTAGATGAAACTAGAATCCAAGACTTATTATTCATGGAAAACAGAGATCGTAAATACGATCCTGATATTTTTGAATTGCGTGGCGTATATAATGTAAGTGATAACGACTTTGACTTAACACAGTTTGGTTTATTCCTAACAAACGATACATTATTCATTACATTTCATATTAATGACATGGTTCAAAAACTTGGTAGAAGATTAATGCCAGGTGATGTATTAGAATTACCACACTTACGTGATGAATTACTATTAAGCACCGACAGAGATGCTGTTAATAAATTTTATGTAGTGCAAGATGCCGCAAGAGGAAGTGAAGGATTTTCACAAACTTGGTATCCGCACATTTGGAGAGTTAAAGTAGCACCATTAACAGATACACAAGAATACCAAGATATACTTGGCACTGCTAATGATCCAAATAGCTTAAAACAAAGCCTAAGTTCATATGAAACTGAAATGAACATTAGTAATGCTATTGTGGCATCTGCAGAAGCTGCCAATCCAAATAATTTACCATTAGCTGAACATCTATTTGGAGTTCCTGATGGGAATGAACCAGAGTATGAGCATGGAGAAGTATTAGCACAAGGTGATCAGTTTCCACAAGATCCAAATGATGGTGAATACTTTATAAGAAGTGACTTCAATCCAAAAAGACTATTTGTTTTTAGAGGAAGTAGATGGCATAGACTATATGATAATATTACAGGAAAAACTTGGTCTGACAAAACTTATAATGCTGGTGACTTTATTAATAACAATGCAACAACAGTTGTATCTAATGAAGAACAACCAGAAAGACAAGCACTAAGCAAAGTAATAGACCCTAAGAAAAAAGGGTTAGATTCAGACTTTTAGGAATAAACAATGGCACAACAATTTTTTTACGACAGGCAGATTAGAAGATACATTCAACAGTTTATAAGACTGTTTAGTGGATTTAGTGTGCAAATGGGCAAAGACGAAAATGGACTAGCACAAATGCAATTAGTTCCTGTTCGTTATGGTGATATTAATCGTATGGCAGCACACATAACTAGAGAGAACAGTGAAAACATTGTTAACACCGTTCCTTTTATCAGTTGTTATGTAACTAATTTAGCAATGGCGCCGGAACTAAGAACATTACAATCTCATGTAGATAAGGTTCAAGTCATAGAAAAGAAATATGATGATACTACAGGTGAGTATTCAAACGAACCAGGTAATAGATATACCATTGAACGACATAACCCAGTTACTTATAAGTTATCAATGAACTGTGACATATGGACATCAAACACAGAACAAAAATTACAACTAATGGAACAAATACTTGTATTATTCAATCCAACACTTGATATTAAAACCTCAAGTAATCCATATGACTGGAGTTCATTGAGTTATGTAGAAATGGTAAACACTACATGGAGCACTAGAAGTATAGGTAGTAGCATAGATGATATTATTGATGTTGCATCAATAGGATTTGATATGCCTGTATTAATTAATCCACCTGCAAAGGTTAAACAACAAAAACTTATACACACAATTATTAATCAAATGTATAATTTAGATGACGCAGACTTAGATAGTTTTAGAGAAAATGAATCATTTGATAAATCTACACTAGAATATACTGTTGTTACATTTGAAAACAGAAAAATTAGATATGAGGATAATGAAGTAACATTACTTGCTCTTGATGGATCTAACTTAGATTCAAGTGATCAACAAATTACATGGGAAGAAGATTTAAAGAAATTTGGAGTATTACGTAACGGTATCAGTCAAATTAGACTAAGAAAAAGTTCAGATCCAGGTGATAATGATAATGATATTATAGGAAAACTATTTGAGCATCCAAATAATCCTCAAAAATTATCAGTAACTATAGACCAAACAACACTGCCAACTAATACATTACAACCAATTGACGGTGTAATAAATGGTATGGTAAACTATCCAGGAGATGGAACTGTTCCTACTCCAAATAATGTAGGAGTTAGATACTTATTAATGGATTCAATTCCAGTTAGTTCAAATTGGAATGGATTATCAACTGCTAATAAATATGATATTGTAGAATTTGACGGCAGTGGTTGGTCAATAGTATTTAATGCTAGTGCAAATCAATCAACTAAACATCATTGCCTTAACCTAACAACCCAAGATCAATTAGAGTGGAATGGTAAAGAATGGGTTAATAGCTATGAGGCTGTATACAATGCAGGATTCTGGAGAATCTATTTATAATGATAGAAGCAAGTGGCTGTATCTTTTTAAGCATAGACACAGGAAGAATTTTATTACAACTTAGAAGTAACAATGTTACTCATCCAAAAACTTGGGGGTTTTTTGGTGGCAAAAGTGAAAAAGACGAAAGACCCATTGAAACACTAAAACGAGAAGTTGAAGAAGAAATAGGCAAATGGCCTAAATCAGTAAAAACTATTCCAATAAGTAAATTTACTAGTAGCAATGGTAGATTTATATATAACAGTTTTGTTGTTACTGTTAGTAATGAGTTTATACCTAGTTTAAATGATGAAAGCGATGGGTTTGCTTGGGTTGATATAGGCAAGTGGCCTAAACCATTACATCCGGGTGCAAAGATACAGTGTAAATCAAAGGATTTTTTAAAGAAAATAAAAACTATCTACGCAAATGCATAGATAGTTTCTAAGTTAGTTTACTTTTAAGGAATTTTAATTAGTTGGCACTAATACGTTTTTTCATACTTTCTACAAACTGTTCACGTAACCACTCAAAATCATTAATTTTATTTAGAGCTTCTACATCATCTTTGTTTGCTTCTCCATATGCTTTGCCTTCGTTGGCACCTTTAATACAATAACGTCCAAAACGTTCACCATTATCAACCTCACACCATGTTTTTAACCGATCTTCGGTTTCTTTAACTGGAGCATTAGGATTAATTTGTGATGCTAGTTTTACGCACTCGCGAAATGCACTACGCCATGTTCTAAAAGGATCTCTATTGAATCTTGTTGTGTTAGAAACGTCTCTTACAGGTTGATAAAATGCTGAACCTGTGCTAAAGTCTGGAAGAACGTGTCCCATTTCCATAATTTGTTGTCTTGGAAATAACTTAACTCCACCATACCCATATTTTAAATCGTTAACTGGATTTTTTGCATACCAAACATATGTTGTATTGGCACGTTTTGCCATAGGTGGAATATAGTCAAAACAAAAATCATCATGTATGTCTGCATCTGCATCAACAATATATACCATTTCTGATTTTGCCATCTCACCTGCTTTTTTATGTGCGTTTCCAATACCTTCAATATTTTTTACGTGAATAGCATCTGGAAACCTTAATTTTAATTTTTGATAATTTGCATCTGCTTCAGCTTCATGGAAGCTAATCATAACAATATCAAAATCTGCTTCGTGATAAGAACCTATCACTTTATTTTTTACTGTTCCATGTATTACTCCGCCTGTTGGGACTAATTGAATATCTCCCCAATTTACAGGACGTCCTGTTCTTTTAATTACTTTTGGAAATTTATGTATAACATTGTGTCCTACATCACTTGGTTTATAGTGCCAAGGAAAATTAGGATTTAAAGTTGTGCCATTAACAACAACCCATACCATATCTGTTTTACCTGTATAATCTGCTACGTGTTCTATTAACAAATCTGTATCTGTTGTTTTTTGATCTACGTAAACTATTGGATATGGACTAAAGATAAACTTCTTTAATCTGTCCCACGGTGTAATAACACTTTGTCCTTTAAAACTAAGTAAATTGTTATTTTTTGAAATTTTACTAATCATAGCAATCGCCTTTTATTGTGTATTCTTTTGTTCCTATATGTGCAACTCTATCGCTTAACGCATTATCAACATGTGATACATATCCATGCGTTGATGCTTTCTTACAAAAATATATATCTTCACCCATTAAGCTAGTATAGTCATCATTCCATTCAACACTATAATGTGGTCTTGATATATTTTCATATACACATTTATTTACCAATAACAAACCACTACCTAATGCAAATACTTCTTCTACTCCGTTGCCGGTAAATACTCTCTTATCGAGATTAGTTTCACTTTTAAACGCTACTGGTCTATGTGGTTTTACTCTAGTGCTATAATTTGCTCCTACAATATCTTTTTTATGTGATAGTAATGTAAATAATGCATCAGGTGGAAATTTTATATCACTGTCAATCCAAAATAAATGTGTTGCTTTTGTATTTAAAACTTCATCAACTAATTGTTGACGTTGCATTGCTACTTCACTTCCCATAACCATATGTAGAGAAACTTTTTGACCTTGTTCTCCACACTTTTTCATAAGCATAGCTAAACTATAACTAAATGTAGATGTTACAAGGTCCCTTACTGGAACACATATTGCAACATTTGAGGTAGGGTCAGGTTTCTGTATAAACTTGGGTATGCTTACCATCTAAAAAATTAGTCAGTAAGCTCTTGGCCAAGTTCTGCTTCAATATCTTGAACTGAATCATTTAATGATTTAGCAAGTGTTGTTGCTGATTTTACACATGAAGCAAATGCATCATCACTAAGCGATGCCATATAATTCATATGCTCTGGTTGAACTTTACCAATTGTAAGAATATCAATTGCTGCCAATCGAGCTAGACGTTGTGTCCAATATTCTTCTTCAGTTGTTTCTATTCCGCCTATTAAGGCGTCAAATTCGCCGTTTTTAGCAACAAAGTCAGTAGCCACTGCTTCTAACATTGCTAAGTCTGGATGGTTTTGTGATCGAGCTTGCATTAGTTCACTTTGTAATTCTAATGCTTGTCTTTCAACTGTTGGGTGAGCACCCAACAAAAATGTTTCGATTTCAAATCGTGTTCTTAGACTCATAGTTTTCTCCTGTATTGAGTATACTTGTATATATCCGTTTAATTATACAACAAAAAGCAAACACTGTCAAGAGCTACTTGACAGTGTTTTTTAAAAATCATATAATTATGATGCGCCTGTTGAGTTAGGGTTCTGCCAACCACCAAAAGTGGCCGATAGTTTAATATTAGTTGTCACATTAGGTGAGATGAACGTTCCTAGTTGGTATAGTGATACTGTTCCACTAAGTCCAAAATAGTCACGAACTGTGCTCATGCTAATTTGATTTCCGGTTGCTGGTAATGCCATTCTTGTTACTCCTCGAGTTTATTAACGTTAACAAACAATCGTTTGTTAGTTATATTTATCGTAATTGATATATTAATTGTGTTAATGCTTAATTATCTGATACCTTTTAAGAACTCAATGTCATGTTTTAATTTGTCAATTTGTTCTTGCTGTTCTTTAATAGCTTCGATAAGAACACCTACTATATTTCCGTAGGCTACAGATTTATAACCTGTATTGATATCGTTATGCACTACCTCTGGTAATACTTTTTCTACTTCTTGTGCTATAACTCCAGTTGAGCGTTTTAGCTCACTGCTTAGTGTATCTGTTTTATCAAACATAACTCCTCGCAGATTTTTTACTTTGTTTAGTGCATCTTCGATTGTTGTTATATCACTTTTTAGTCTTTCGTCTGAGTATGCTGTAACATCACCAGATGCTGTAAAGCTACCTGTGTAGTTACCACTCATTAGAAACTCTGTTCCACTTAATGTTAATCCGTTGCCTGCTGTATATGTTGTATTAGTATCTGTATAGCTTGTTAAGTAACCAGCACTTGCATGATTGCCCCAACTAAACGCCGCATCCCAGAATCCAACTTTTGCATCAGTAATAATATTTGTGCCCATATCAATATCAAAACTATTTGCACTTAACAATCCACCTAGCTGTGGGCTTGTATCTTCTACTACGTTATTAATTGAAACTGCTTGTGCTCTTACATCTGTGTAATATAAATTTCCGGCTTCTGTAATATCGTCTGTGTCTAATGCACCTGTTCCACCTGATACTGATGAATCAACATATGCCTTGGTTGCGGCATGATTGGCACTACTTGGTGCGCCACTTAATGTAAGTGCGCCTGTCATAGTGTCGCCTGCTTTAGCAACCTTTGTTCCTATTGCTGTAGTTAGTGTTGTGCTAAGATTTGGATCATCACCTAATGCTGCTGCTAGTTCGTTTAATGTATCTAATGCCGCTGGTGCTGAATCTACAACACCTGCTACCGCTGTATCTGTATAAGATTCATATGCAGTTGTAATTGCTGTTTCACGTGTATCTGTATAAGATTCATATGCAGTTGTAATTGCTGTTTCACGTGTATCTGTATATGCTTTCGCATCTACTTCGGCCTGATCTACATATGCTTCTGTGGCATAGCTTCCCAATAAAGTGTTTACTCTTGCATCTGTGTAATATAAATTTGTTGAACCTTCAGCTAACGAATCAGTGTCTGCTATTGCTCCGCTTGATATTGAACTATCTACATATGCTTTAGTAGAAGCATGATTGGCACTAGTAGGTGCACCACTTAATGTTAATGCTCCTGTTAATGTTCCACCAGCTAATGGTAGCTTAGTGTTAATGTTACCTGTATTGAGTGTAATAGCTGTTGTGTTTGTTACAATATCGGCAGCTAATGCAGATGTTGTTGCCGCTAAGGCTGAAACAGCTCTTGCATTTGTAAAAAATAAATTAGTTGAGCCTTCGGTAATATTATCAGTGTTTATTGAGCTTTCTGCTGCATCTTCTATTGTTACATTTTTTAATGTAATTGTAGAACCGTCATGGACTAATACATCTGTTCCATTAATTTGCAATACATCTAAATCACTATTTGTTACAATAGCCGCTGTAGCATCTGCGTCATGTATTACTGTGTTGTTACCAATTTTAAAAGCCACGTTTAGTCTCCATCCTATATTATGTATTTATGCTTGTTATGGAATAAGCTGATATGTAGAAGGAATAAGTTGAACCCAATTTGTTCCATCATATCCTTCAAACATTTTGGTTGTTGAATTAAAAAACATCATGCCTTCTACTGGAGAAGCTGGTCGTTGATGAGCTGCTCCTTTTGGAAGAGTGAATGAATCAGTAGCTGTTAACTCATCTACTATTCCTTCATGCACAACCAATTGAGAATCATTGTTACCTGTTCCTACTGTTAAAACTGGATTATTTGCTAGTCTGTCAGAAATGTCACCAAATAAGGTTCCTGTTAGTGCAATGTTTTGTCCTTGCACTGTGTAGTAGCCTGTTGTATCAATTATTGTTGCTCCACTACTGCCTGGTGCTTTTAGTTTTTCAACATGTGCGTTGTGTATCGTTAACGTATCTGATGCTGGACCAGTGGTAATAATTGGCGTATTTTGAGTAGGTGAAATTACATCGCCATATAAATCACCAGCTACATTACCTGTTAATGTGTATTGCGGCTGAGAAGCGTTTAATACAGTTGAGCCAGTATTTGGATTTATAACGTTGCCCGTAACATTACCTGTAACATTAGCGTTTAGTGTTCCACCTATAGTGACATTACCACTTAGTGTAGATGCTATACGACCATCTGCATATGCAACTACTTCACTTTGAAAGTTTACAAAACCAAATTTACTTGTGCTACTGTCGTATAAAAGAAAATCTCCATTTGCTATAGTATCACTAGTATGTCCAACATCTGATAAGCCAATTAAGGATTGTGAATTTTGTGATGCAGTAATGCGTGTGTTAATTTCACTTTCAAGGTTTACATAACTCCATGATGAACCATCATATAAGATCATGTCTCCTGTTGAAGCTGATCCATTATCAACATCAGTTAATTCAGCTAATGTAGAAGTAAGTCCACCGCCAACAATTGTATCAACTGTAAGTGTTCCTAATTGTAAATTACCTTTTGTAACTTCGCCTGCATTTATACTATTAAGTGATTGTGGTGTTAAGTCAACTGAATCAATTAACCAAAACGTATTTGTTTCATGGTCTCTTACAAGACCAGCATAACTTATAGGACCTATTTTGCCTAACCAACCTACATCTGTAGGCAGGCTACTATCTTTGTTTAATATAAGTAGTGGGTCAGAAAACCCAACGTCATTACTTATAAGATTTGTTGATTGTATGCCTCTAAATGCCATTGAAACTCTCTCTATGTTATGTTAGTATTTATCAATAAAGAAAGTTTAGTCAAAAAAAAGCAGTGCCTAAGCACTGCTTTTAATTTTAAGTAATTTAATTACTTTTTAAGTTCTTTAACTTCTGCTGATAGTTCTTTAACCGCTTCAATTAATAGACCTGTAATGTTACCATAAGCAACATGATGTAAACCGTTCTCATCAGTTTTTACTGCTTCAGGTAATACTGCGTGTAATTCCTGAGCAACAACACCTGTTGATACTGAACCGTCTTCTAGTCTTTCAAAAGTAACACCGCGAACTGCTTCAACTCTGTTTAAAGCGTTGTCAATTGTTTGGATGTTAGTTTTTAAACTCTCATCTGAGTAAGCTGTAATATCACCAGTTGCTGTAAAGCCACCTGTGAATGAACCTGACATTGCAATATCGTCTGCATTAACAGTAATACCGTTACCTGCAATTGCATTTAATGTAACACTTGAGTTTCCAGTTTGGTTAGCAGTGAATGATCCACCACCTGTCATACCAGCACCTGCTGTTACTGTCATTGTTCCATTACCAATTGTTAATCCACTAATAGCTGCTGAAAGTTCAGCATCTGTTGCCATTGCGTCTTGGATTTCTTTTAGCGTATCAAATGATGCGCCTGCACCATTAGTTACTGCATCAATTGCCGCTTGTTGTGCCGCGTTAGCCTTGTTAGTAGCATCTGAACTTGCTGTGGCTTCAGCCGCTGCCTGAGCCGCATTTGCTTTAGTAGTTGCATCTGTTGCCGCCGCACTAATTGCCGCTGCCTGAGCCGCATTTGCTTTAGTAGTTGCATCTGTTGCCGCTGCCGTTACTGCACCACTTGAAGTGGCAGAATCTGCATACGATTGAGCTGATGACAATGCCGCGTCTGCTTTAGTAGTTGCATCTGTTGCCGCTGCTGCCTGGGCCGCATTTGCTTTAGTAGTTGCGTCAGCTGCCGCAGTTGAAATTGCATCTGCCTCTGCCGCGTCTGCTTTAGTAGTTGCGTCTGCTGATGCTGTAGCTTCAGCTGCCGCCTGTGCCGCATTTGCTTTAGTAGTTGCATCTGCTGCCGCTGTGCTGATTGCATCTGCTTCGGCTGTATCTGCATATGATTCATATCCAGATGTAATTGCTACTTCACGTGTATTAGTGTGTGCAATTGCATTTGCCTCTGCCGCATTTGCTTTAGTAGTTGCATCACTTGCCGCTGCTGTTTGAGCCGCGTCTGCTTTAGTAGTTGCGTCTGTTGATGCGGCTGAAGCCACACTAGCGTCTGCACTATCAACATAAGTAGTTGCTGCTTTAGTTGCCAAACTTGTAGTCATTGTTGCCGCAAAGTTTGAGTCATCACCTAATGCGTTAGCAAGTTCGTTTAGTGTGTCAAGGGCACCTGGGGCGCCATTTACTAAACCATCAATTTCATCATCAACATATTTCTTAGTTGCTGCATCTTGATCTGCTGTAGGATCACCAACGTTAATCATTTTATTGCTGTCCATATCAATCTTGTCGCCAAATCCAACTGCTGTTCCATCTGCATCAGTAATTTTCTTACCTGATCCCATTTGTAACGTTTGTTGAACTGAAATTGGTTGATCTGAAGCAAATGCAATAACACCTGATCCTGTAGTTCTTGTTAATAGACCTTGGTTGTTGTCCGCCGATACGACGATCGTTCCAGAGTCTGAGTGAAGGACTTTTTGTCCATCAACATATAATGAGCCTTGTGATAAGAACAAGTCTCGCCATTTCTTCGTAGTTGAACCTAAGTCGTAACCTGTAGTTCCGTCAGAGTCAACAGTAGGAAGAATGTGGCCGGTCATTTCCAAATTAGCCGAGATTGAAGAATCATCGCTAGTTTGAAAGCCGCCGTCTATAATAAATTTTCTTTGTGCCATATTTTAGTTTTCCTTTTTCGCGAAAAAAGTAGCTACATTGAGTAGCAATGTATTTACCGTTATTTTTAACATATTAACTGCTTTTATATTCGCCATAAAATTAGTTTCCGTTAATATCGAGTGCAGCCTCTGGCTGCACTCTGTTAGTTTTATCATTACACATCAATGTAAGTTGAAATAACTTTCACTGTTGCTGTTCCTGAGTTAGTTGTATAGGTTAACTCTACGTTTGCTCCGTTCATGTTAACACTTGCATCACCTACTAAGTTAGAACCTGTGTATACCATCGCATATTCTGTGATGTATGCTGTAGTTCCATCGTGTGTTACTAGTGCTTCACGTGTTTCGTAGTTTCCGTTTCCATCATCTGCTTGTATGATATACTTAGCAGAACGATATGTTGCTTTAGCAAAGGTATCGATTACATCTCCACCTGTTGTTGTTGAAACATTTGAACCTTGCACGTATGCCTTAATATCAGCTGATAATTTATCAGATGTTACCTGGCCTGCTGTTAATGTTGGTGATAGTCCTACTTGAGGAGCAATAACAACTGCTTGTGTGCCTACCGGCATTGCAGATGTCATTGTAATCACTTGGTTAGAAACAGTATAGTGTGTGACTGGATCCTGGATAACACCGCCAACAAATACCATTGCATCAGCTTGATTAATATCTTGCGTTAATGCAAATTGTGTTGCTGTTCCGTCACCTGCAATAGTTTGACGGAAGTTGTTAGTGAATATCAATGAAGGATCTTTAAGTTCCATACCATCAGCATTTGAGTTAACTGTTAAAACATATCCATCTTTGTTAGTGTATGCTGTGTCGCTTACATCTGTTAAATCTAGGACTGTTCCATCAGTATCAATACTAATAACACCTGTGCTATTGTTATAGCTTACTTTACCATCGCCTGCTGTATCTGTTACAGATATAGCTGCTCTTGATCTAGTATCAGTGTAATATAGGTTTGAACCTTCAGCTAAATCACCAGTGTCATAAACACTAATGTCTTGTGCTGAAATCGCCGCATCTAACTGACCTTTGTTAATTGCATCAGTGTTAGCTGTGCCGTTAGCAAGTCCAGTTACTTTGTTACTACCCATTGCAATATCACCTGACATAGTTCCACCAGCTAGTGCTAGTTTAAGGTCAATGTTTGCTTGTAATGTAGTATCTGCTGCCTTATAAGCTGTATCTAATGCTGTATCTGCCGCTGCACGATCAACTAGCTCTTGAGCTAAACCTGCCGTGTTAGTTGCAATATCAGTTGCGTTAGAATTTACTAGTCCAGTCAATGTGCTATCTGCACTTTGGAAAGCAGTTACGATTTCACTAAGTGAATCTAATGCTGCTGGATCAGTATTGCTTATAATGTTAGCAATCGCTGTTGCGTTTACTTGTTCTGCCGCTTGTGCTCTAGAAGACTCTGTTGCAATTGAGTTAGCGTTAGTTACAACGTCTGCTGCAATGGCATTTTCTGCCGTTGTAGCTCTTGTTGTTTCTGCCGCAATTGCTGTAGCATTTGCTGCCTCTGCCGCACGTGCTGTAGTTGCCTCTGCCGCTACCGCTGTAGTTCTGTCAGTAATCTCGCCTGCAATTGCGTCTGCGTTTGCTTTAGCTTGTGCATCAAGTAATAAGTCAACTGCTTTTAAGTTAGAACCAGCGTCAATATAGTTAGAACCACTGTGTGCAGTATATGTTCCGTTTAATTCTAAACCTGAACCTGCCTGTGTTGCAGTAATTTCTAACAAGTTAGCCGCTGCCGCTGCCGCATTTGCCTGCTCAGCCGCTCTGGCTGTAGTTGCTTCAGCTGCCAAACCGTTTGTAAGAACTAATTCTGCCGCTTCTGCTCTAGTCTTTTCAGTTAGAACTTCTGCATCAGTATAAGTTGCCGCTGCCGTAATAGCATCTGCTTCTGCCGTATCTGCATACGTCTGTAAAGCTGTTGTTTGAGCCGCATCTGCTGCCTGGAAAGCACTTGTTACTACTACGTCTGCCGCGATATAAGCCGCTGTTACAACACCGTCAGCTGCCGCAAATTCTGAACGGATATCCGCTCTATCTGTGTCTGCTGCTGTTTTGTTAGCATTTACTTCACCATGCACTTCGTTTACTGCACCAACTAAGTTAGATGCTGTAGTATCTAAGTCACCAATAACACCAATGTTAGTTGTGTTAGTGTTTACTTCGCCATGCACTTCGTTAATAGCGCCAACTAGTGTTGTTGCTGTAGTATCTAGTGTTTGACCACCAGTTGCCACTACTGCTTCTAAGCTATCTAAACGACCTTCTGCATTGTCCATTTCTGTTTCCAATGTGTCAATGTCGCCTTCGTTAGTTGTTAAACGTGTTCCGTTAGCTGTAATTAGACCTTGTAAAGTTGAATCAGCTGCTGCAAAAGCATCACCAATTTCTTTTAATGTGTCTAATGCACCATCGGCATTTAACAAGATAGCGTCAACACGAGCAGTTTCAGTATCAATGTTAGCTTGTAACGTTGCGTCTGCTGCCGCTCTTGCTGTAGATTCAGTTGTAATCGCTGCTGCGTTTGTAGAACCAGTTACTGTATTAGCATCTACGTCTGTGCGTAAACCTGCTTCAATACCAGTTGCTCTAGTTACTTCATTTGTAATAGCAGTAGTGTTAGCTGCCTCAGCCGCTCTAGCAGTTGTGGCTTCCGCCGTAATTGCTTGAGAGTTGGCAAGTTCTGCCGCTCTGGCTGTAGTTGCTTCTGCTGTAATGTTAGCTTGTAACGTGTTATCTGCAGATGTTCTATCTGTAACTTCTTGTGCAATTGCTGCCGTGTTAGTTGCAATGTCACTTGTGTTAGTTGATATGTCACCAGCGTTAGCTGTTACTTGAAGTTGAATAGCTGCGTCTGCCGCCTTATAAGCTGTATCTAAAGCCGTATCAGCTGCCTGAAACGCTGTAGTTACTGCCGCATCACCATCTTCAATACGATCTTTAATAGTATTGCCTGCTGATCCGTCTACAGTTGCATCACCAATTAGTGCTGCATCTTCTGTATCTGCGTGTGCAATCGCTGCCGCCTGTGCCGCATTTGCTTTAGTAGTTGCGTCAGCTGCCGCTGTTGCTACAGATGCCGCATCACCATTAACTCTTGCAGTTGCTTCTGCGTCGATATTACCTTGTAATGTAGTATCTGCTGTTGCACGTGAAGCCGCTTCAGTGTTGATATTATTTTGTAGTGTAGTATCAGCACTTGCTCTTGCAGTTGCTTCAGTTGAGATAGCTGTAGTGTTTGATGTAATCAAAGCATTGATGTTAGTATCAGCTGCCTGGAACGCCGCTACAATCTCAGTCAACGAGTCTAATGCTGCTGGATCTGTGTTAGAAATGATATCATCAATTCTACCAGTTTGTGTAGTGATGTCGCCTTCTGCTGAAGTTACACGTGTTTCAATTGCGTCTACTTCTCCGTGAATTTCGTTGATAGCAGGAACAATTTCTGTTGCTGTTGTATCTAATGATGTTGTAACATCACCAACTACATCTTCAAGTGCTTGCACTTCAGATTGTAGTGTATCAACGTTGCCTTCTTCAGTTGTTAAACGTGTGTCTAACGCTGTGTCGGCCGCTTTATAGGCTGTGTCAACTGCTTTAAGTGCCGCGTCTAATTTCTTGTCTGCGTCTTTTAAGTCACTTGCCGCTGTTAAGTAGTTTGTTGTTGCGTCTGCTGTATAACTACCATCTGCACCTAGACCAGCACCTGTTTGTGTGTCATCTAGTTCAGTTTGGATAGCTGTATCAGCCGCTGCAAAATCAGTTCTGATGCTTGTATCAGCATTCTGTCTTG